ATATTTTACCAGTTGCTATTTCTTTAAAAGTATCTGTGACAGCGTTTCCGTCAGTATCTAAGGTTTGTTTTATTTGCACCTCATAACGATCAACAAATTTGTCAGGCGATACACCTATTGTTATTAACAATCTAGTTATAACAATACCCTCTGAATATTCTATAAGTTCATCTGATAAAGTCACTGATGCTGGCGGTTGAACACTAAATGGATTAGGTAAAGTTGTGTCTGGTATTGTTGCTGGTGCTACTTGTGTTCCGAAAGCATAATAACTGTCTTGGTGTTCACTAAGCTGTAAAGTAATTGTATGATCTGTATTTATAGTCATACCTTGAATACGGAATGGTTTAGACGAGAAAGAGGGCGTGGCGTGGGTAATATTAACGATATCTCCAACAGCTAAATCTAACCCAGTTCCATCACATTTCACAGCAACATCAAGACTTGATCTTGACCTACGCAAAATAATCTCTGCAAGTTCTTGAGCCTGATGTTGATTTACAATCATAGGAAAATCAAATTCACCCTCTAGCAATATGCCTCCATCTGCTGTTTTCATGTTGCTATGTGTATCAGCACTGGCAAGTCCTGTTTCATCTACTGGTGGAAACTGGGCTGTGTCTGATTGATAATTTTTTGATGGATTTATAAAATTGACTATAACTCTATTATAACGAGAGTTTTTATTTTTACTGGCTACATTTATACCACCTATAATATTATCCTCTGTTAATGTTATTGATGCACTACCAGTTGTCTCAACTAATACTTTATACTTACCTCCAGTAAAATTTAAATATGATCGAGTGCCTTTGACAAAATCTGCTACAATATCAATAGCTTTTCTTGATGTATCTACGACTGGGTGGCTATCTAATAAATCAATTTGGTCTGCACCACTAAAAGGAGTAATATTTGCATCTACAACATCGCCAGCCGTTTGCCAGTCTGCAAAATTAGAATCAAAATAACTATCAGCAATACCCATACCAAATCTGTCGTTTCTTAAATAATCTAACATTTGGTAAATACCATTATCTGAATATTCCCAAGTAGTGCTATCGTCTTTTCTATGAGAACCAGAACCTCCAGTAAGAGTGCCGTCAAGATTTGGATTGTAAACTTTTCTACCTTTAACTATTGCAGTAACATTTGGTAAAGAACCAAAAGCATCTGAGTTCCATTTGAATTTTAGTGCAAGGTACGCAAGTCCTCTAAGTCTGTGGTTCGATGTCCACGATGATAAACCAGATAACAAGCTAGATGCAGTTTGACTATCAGTACCAAAATGCGGCTCTACAGTTATTAAACTTTCTGCACTTGAATCATCATCTGGTGCTTTGAAATAATTTGAATCAGAACTATCAACTTGTACTGATACTCCATCAGTTAAAATTCCTGAAATTGGTGCTGGATTTGGAGTTGTAAGTGAAACTTCATTGTCATTTACAAATATTTTAGTAATACCATCTATTTCGCCCTCTGAAAGTATTATAGCCATATACAAAAACTCGTTATCTGTACCTGATGTTTCTACAAACACTACATTTCCACCAACTTTTCTTGTTCCGTAAACTATTGGTATGTGAGCATTTGCACTGAATTTATTAACTAATACACCTCTTGCATTTAGATCTGGTTGATTACCTCCAAAGTCTGGTATTTCTGGAATAGGATTTAGCCAGCTTATTACATCGATTGCAAGATCAACCACTACATCAATAACATCACCAATAAAATCACCAATTTCTTCAACTGGGTCACACATTTGAATACCTCCATAAACCACCCATTTTTTCAAATCCGTATCTATCAAGTAATTTATCTGCTAATAATTTAGTTGATATGGCTAAATGAATTGGTTTTCCTTTTGCTTGATTTTTAATTATATCCATAGTTTTATTAAATAAATTTAATGATCGATATTCTTTTAATATATAAATTGTTTGAACTGCTAATAGTTGCTCTCTAGACCATGAATACTCTTGAACTGTTAAGATTGTTATTCCAACTATTTTATTTTCGTCTAAATCTTTGATTAACATTACTTTACCTTTTTGCAAAAACGTCATAAGGGTTTGTTTCATTTTTGCCCTGTTTATATGAGGATAACCGAGTGCTGGTGCATCTTTTTCAAATTCATATAATATTTGAAATATATCTTCTAAGTCATTATTTGATGCCTCATAAAAATGAAAACTTGTCATTAATCTCTACCCCATTTTATATCTCTTACTGTTAAAGACGCAAACTCCATACCTTTATCTCCACTAAAAATTCTTTGCTGAGAATTATCTGTTGTGACTCTTCCACTTGTTTTTTCAAAGTTTCCCCAATGTGAAGTCAAATTTAATACTAAGTTTGCAGTGCTTGCAGTATCATTTATTCTATATTCATCTATTGTACCAAAGAATAATAAAAAAGGGTCAGAGATTAAAGCATTATTAGTGTCTAAAAAACCTCTATAAATATAAACTTCAGAATTTATAATATTTTCTGATAAAGCTATTGATATATACGTTTGATCAACTCCTGAAAGTACAACTTGTAAACTATTTTTTGTTGGTTTGTTTGTTTCACTTATTCCTGTAATATTTTTTAAATGACCATTTGTAAGATAAGTTCTTGATGTACCTGATACACTTGATGTTATATCGAATGGTGCATTTGTTAAATAAACTGGTGTACTAAAATCTATTTCAATTAATAATACAGGGTCAATAACACCACTTGCTAATTCTGTCTTTACCGCACTCGATAATCCTCTTGCCATTATAAACTCTCAATAACATCAAACTCAAAATTAAAAAGTAAATTACCATCTTTGTCGTTTGCATTTGTTTCAAATTCTTGCATATCACTTGTAAGATGCACTGTTGCTGGTACTGACTTATAAGTGACAGAACTATTATCAGCCAAAGCAGTTCTCAAAGGTGGTTCAATAGTCACAGTTGCGGCATTACTTGATGATGTCACATCTGCAACAACCATATAAATTTTATCGTGAGCAAACTTTAATAGGTCTCCAGCTTTTAATCGTCCAGCACCATCAGCGGCAAAAGCATCGATAGCAATAGTTGTATCTCCAGCAGAATGCGACCCGTTCACTAATAAAGTTCCTGTTTCATTACCTTGACTATCAAATGTAGTTGGCAAAGTAATAGTAAAGTTTTCTTTACGACTTCTTTGTTTAATAATAAAAGCCATGATCGGGGCGAAATCTGCACGAGTCATAGGAGGATATGAAACTGTAAAACTAAACCTTTGTCCTTGCACTTGCCTCCTAAATGTTTTGCCACTATCAGTTTCACTAAATAAAGTTTTTTGATTTGATTTAAAATTAATTGCATTAAAAGATGTATTAGGTAAAGAACCACTCATATCAATGCCGCCTTACCTTTTTCATTTACCGCTGAATTAATAATATTTACTAATACACCTCTACTATTTACTAATAATTCATTGAACCCTCTAGCATCAACAGTATTAATATTAAAATTTACTGTCACTGGCTGACTCTTTCCTAGTTGGCTATTTGGCACTATTGTTCCAGCTTGGTCAGGTACAAATAACTCAGCACCTTTTTCGCCGACTATTGATGGTTGTCCTACTGGTGGTCGTCCACCTTTTTCAAATCCTTTTATTTTACTGACTAAACCTAAACCAAAAGCTAAAGTTCCAGCCGCAAGAGCAAAGTTTAAAGGTGGAGGTGCTGATGCTAAAGCCCTTGTTGCCGCTGAGTAAGCATTCATCAAAGCCTCTCTTATTCTTTCCATTTTAAATAATGCACCAGCTTTTTTGATAGCCGCACTTACAGCAGAACCTACTAAAGCATTTATTATTTGTTTAATTATAGTTCTTGCTAAATCTTCTATTGATAACTTTCCAGTCATTACAAAGTTTGTTAATGAGTCAGTTAATTCTTTAAAAGCATTTTTACCTATTGTTTGGAAGTTTTTAGTTATATTTCCAGCCTCTTCCATAGCCTCTTTGAAACCATCTTTAAAACCAGTTGCCGCCTCTTTGAGTTTATCCATAAGAGTGACAGTTTTTTCTATATTATCGTTTGCACCAGCCTCAACTACATCATGCTGTTTTATTCTGTGTGAAACAATCAAATCTAAAGCTCTTAAATATTCCTCAGCCAATTTTCTAGTTTCGCCTGTAAGTTTTTCTATGTCATCAGTTCCAAAAAGTTTCATTATTTGCATGTGTCCAAACTCTTCAAATCCCTCTTTCATATCTGCAAGACCATCAAGCATTTTTGGTTTTGCTTTTTGAATTACATCGCCGAATGCTTCTATTTGTTTAGCAGTTTCATCAAATCCTAATTTTTTTACTGCTGAAGCAATTTTGTCAGTGCTTTTAACTACAAAATCTAAAAGAGTTGCAAATATTTCTTGGATTTTATTAAAAACACCCGCAATAGCTACAACAACGAGTTTACCTTTAGCACCTAAAGCAAGAAAACCCAAAATCCCAAAACTTGCAATAATCGGAGGAACATTATTTATAAATCTTGATAACTCATTAAAAGCACCAAAAACAAAATTTGTAGCTGGTCGCATCATGTCTATTACACTTGCTGTCCCTAAAACTGTTGCTTTGAAAGACTCGACAATTTTATGTCCCATAAACTCAGCCGCACTTTCAATATCGCCAAAACTTTTTTCTATTGTTTCGTTTGCTTGTATTACTATTGCTTTCAATAGATCAAATGGTTGATTATCCATTACAAGAGTTTTGAAAGTTAAAAATTTATCGCCTATCATTGATAGTTGTCCATCAAAGGTATTTGCCATTTCTTTAGATGCACCAACTATTGATAAAGTAGACTCTCGGAATGATTTGATAATATGTTCTTTAGATTTTTCAGCACTAATTTGAACACCAGCCTCAAAGCCAAGCATTTCTCTAACACCTCTTTCTCTAAAAAGATCAGCAGAATTTATACCAGCAGAAAAAACTCTTTGTAATTGTTCTGATGTGGTTGCAAAATCTAAACCTGATGCGGCGGCTATATCGCCTGTTATTGCAAGTATTTCGTTTAGTTCATCAGCACTCTTAGAAACAACCGCAAGGTTTGCCGCCCCTCGTTGTATCTCAGCTAAACTAAATGGAACTTGTCCAGCAAATTTAAGTAAACCCTTAAATGCTTTTTCGCCCTCAGCAACAGTGTCAAATAAAAATTTAAATCTAACTTTTAATCGTTCTATTTCTCTTGCAGTGTTTATAAAATCTCTTGCAATAAAACCAACACCAAGAGCCGCAAAAGCAACTTTTAAATTAAATACAGAATTTTTAAGATTGTTGACTCCTCTTGTGGCAGTAGCCATCGCCATTCTAGTTTTATCTTTAGCAATAATATCTATATTTACTTTTTTAGTTGCCATTTATTTTTTCATCTTTTGTAGTCTTTCTTGTCTATCTCGTTCTTCGTTTTGAAGATTAAAATATGCTAACCACATATTAAACTCTACGACTGACATTTGCAAGATTTCTGAAACTGTCTTATGCAGTTTTTCGCCTAAAGCAAATATATTATGTAGTTCAGGATTATTTTTTAGTTTTTTTTAGCGTCAAGAACATCTGCATTTGCTGTTCCCATAATTTTGGTCGCTACATCTGCAATAACATTTGTATCAGCTTTTTTCTTGAAACTTAAAATGTGAGTAGCATTAAACATTTTATCGCCATCTTTTGTTAATGCTTTTTCAATAATGACATCAATTAAAACAATTAAATCAGTATTAGTTGCACCTTTAAATATTTTAGCTTTTTCAAGCATATTAAAAGGTTTGCAATAAATTGCTTTATCGCCAGTAAGTCCCCATTCAGGAACTTCGATTACTTGGGTTTCTTGACTATCAAAATGATCTCGAATCCCGTCAAAGTAATCTATTTTATTATCCGACATAAATTAGATTATACTGTGCCGATAGTTAGACCGCCATTACCTTGTATAGATACTGTTCTTGTAGTCACTCCGTCTAAAGTCACACCAACACTCATTCCAGTCACAATTCCTGTTCCAGACAATTTTTGTTCGCCTGAACCTGAACCCTCTGGCATAAACTCAAAACTTAAACTAGAGCCTTGTGTTAGGTTGCCTTGTGCTGTGTCGTCATCATCAAAATTCATATCAATAGTAGCTGTAAAAGTACCTCTACCAGTCACATAAGATTTCATTGATGAACCTAGTGCTGTGTCCTCTACGACATCGTGAGTCGTATCAACAGTAAATCCAGTTGCTTGACCTATGTTAGTACCACCAACATGAACCACTGCGTCCTTACCATGATGAGTTGCCATAATTTATTACTCCTTTTCTTTCTTTAATTCTTTTATAACTTTTTGCGTTTCTTTTTCAACTGATATTTTTTTATTTTTACCCTCAACAGTAAAACCTCTTTTCTCATAATACTCTTGAAAGTCAGGCGAGATTTTTACTTTGGTGTCTCCCTTAACCATTACTATATCCATAGCCATTATGCAGTCCCCCTTGTAAATTGATACATTACACGCACAGTTATTCTGACTCCACCATACGGATAAATCGTACCCTCGTCTGACGATGCCTCAATAATTTGTGTGTCCAACGCATTTCCATTTCTTGTTATATCATTATCAAGTGTTTCTTCAACTACTTCAATAATTTGGTTTCTAACAGTATCAATATTTGAGTCTGTACCTTTGCCAAATGCAACTATAAGAAAATCTATTGTTCCTGTATATTTTCCTGACCCTGATGCACCCATAGCAGAGGGTTCTCTTGACTCGTCTCCAGCTTGAATAAAAGCGGCTGGAAACTGTGCATCAGATAATTCTTCAACCTCAAAAGGTTCTCTAGTTAATTTTTTAAACTCAATAGGGCTAGTCACAGCATCAAGTTTTGTAATTATATCGTTTGCAATATCTTCTCTTTTGCTCATTAAATACCTACCTGACTATAAAAAAATTTAGCAAATTCATCTTTTAATTTATCCTCTTCTTTATCTCCAATAGAAAAAAATGGTCTTTTAACCTTTCTCTTACCTACACCAAACGAATCGTGAAAACTAGCTATTTTTGCCCGTTCTATATTTGAGAAAAATAAAGTGTTTTTAAAACCACTTTGTCTAAAATCTAAACTACGAAACATTTTGCCTGAGTCGGTTAAATCAACAAACCCTGTCTGTCTGCCTCTCTTATCTCTATTTTTTTTTGTAGATTTTGCATAAGCTATCATTCCACCACCATCAGGCAATTTACCTGATTGAGTTCTTTTTGTAATCATATGCACAGCCATGTTTGAAACTCTATTTAAAGCTGTTTTTGTTGCTATTTTTTTTTTTCTATTTATTTTATTTAAAAATTTACTAACTTGAAGAGTGTTAGCTTTTACTCTTAGTTCCATTACCTAACTAATCTTAATGAATGTAGAGGCTCTTTCTCACTATCAGATACAGTCCCCCCGCCGTCCTCATCGTATTCG